GTCGGCGCATCTATTCGCGGCAAGAGGGATCGCCGCGCGAAGACGGCGATCCGCGGCTACGGCGGCCGTCACCCGCTGATTCGCCGCGTGGTCGCCCGATCGGTTGCTGCAGGGGTCGCGGTCTGCTGGCGGTGCCGGCTGCCGATCGTTCCGGGCGAGCCATGGGACCTCGGTCATGTAGACGGCGACAAGACGCGGTACGCGGGCGCTGAGCATCGCCGCTGTAACCGGGCGACTGCATCACGTCAGCGGCGGAAGACGTCGAGGGCGTGGTGAGGGTCGCGACCGCTGTTCGGCGCGAGCTCCGTGGCCCCCTGCAGGCGGTGAAGAGCTCGCCGCTTGCGGCGTCCGCCGTGGTGCTGGCCGTGATGCTCGACCGCCCCGAGACCGGTGACCAGGCTCGGACTGCGGCGGCGCGCGAGCTGCGCGAGACGCTGGCGGTGCTGCGCGACCAGGCTGCGGTGAGCACGGATGACCGGATGACCCGGTTCGAGCTGCACGTCGCTGAGCAGCGGGAGTCGGCGTGACCGCGGCCGCGGTCGTCGGCGTGCAGGAGCCGCGGATCAGTCACGTCCCGCTCGGGGCCGACTACGCGTTCGCGGACACGGCGCTCGAGTGGCTCGACGAGATCGTCGGGTTCAAGCTCGACGAGTGGCAGCGGCTGGTGCTGCGCACGTCGCTCGGCGAGCGGCAGTCGAGGTGGGCGGTCTCGGAGGTCGGGCTGATCGTGCCGAGGCAGAACGGCAAGGGTGCGATCCTCGAGGCGCGCGAGCTGGTCGGCCTGTTCCTGCTCGGCGAGCCGCTGCTGATCCATTCGGCGCACCAGTTCAAGACTGCGCAGGAGCATTTTCTGCGGATCAGCGCGTGGATCGCGGATGTGCCTGAGTTGAAGTCGCGGGTGCGGGCGATCCGGACCGGCGCCGGCGAGCAGGGCGTGATTCTGCGGAGCGGCGGCCGGCTGCGGTTCCTGGCGCGGAAGGGCGGATCCGGCCGGGGTTTCTCGGCGCCGTTCGTCGTTCTCGACGAGGCGATGGATCTGCCGGAGGGGACCGTCGCGGACATGGTTCCGACGCAGTCGGCGCAGCCTCGGCGGCAGCGCTGGTACACGGGGTCGGCGGTCGACCAGTTCGAGCAGGAGAACGGGGTCGTGTTCGCGCGGGTGCGGGAGCGCGGCGTCCGCGGCGAGGATCCGCGGCTCGCGTTCTTCGAGTGGTCGCTGGACTTCGACAATCCCGACGATGTCGACCGGGAGCTGATGAGCGACGACGCGGCGATCGCGGCCGCCAATCCCGGCTACGGGATCCGGATCGACCGGGAGGCGGTCGAGGACGAGCTGAACTCGCTCGCCGGCCGGACGGTCGCGGTCGAGCGGTTCGGCGTCGGCGACTGGCCGCCGACGAGCACCGACGCCGTGTTCGTGATTGACCCGGCCGCGTGGGACGCGCTCGCTGACGACGGCGAGGATGCGGTGATCGAGGAGCCTGTCTGTCTGGCGTTCGACGTCGCGCCGGACCGGTCGCGTTCGGCGGTGGCGGTCGCGGGGCGCCGGCCGGATGGGCTGCCGCAGGTCGAGATCGCCGAGCACAGGTCGGGGACCGGCTGGGTCGTCGCGTGGCTCGCGGAGCGTGTCGAGCGGCTGCAGGTCGAGCGGGTGCTGTGCGCCGGCCGGAACGCGGCGACGCTCGAGCCGCTGTGCAACCAGGAGGGGTTCGAGGTCGAGATCTTGACCGCGCCGGAGGAAGCGAAGGCGTGCGGGCATCTCGTCGACCTCGTCGACGCTGCTGCTGTCAGGCATCTCGGCAGTGATGAGCTGGCGTCGTCGGTGCGGGGTGCGACGTCGAGGCCGCTCGATGACGCGTGGCGGTGGGACCGCCGCAGCCTCACGGTCGACATCTCGCCGCTCGTCGCTGCGACCGCCGCACTGTGGGGCGTGTCGAAGTACGTGCCCGAGCTCGCCGGCGAGCCGGTCATCTTCTGATGGGGAACTACTTCGACGACATCATCGACGACCTCCGCCTCGATCGTGAGCGCCGCGTCGCCGAGCGGCGTGAGCTCGCGCTGCTCGAGCGCGATGTGGCTCCGCTCGAGGGGACGTCGATCAGCCTGTGGAACTCGGTGATCCCGTCGTGGTGGCAGGAGAACATGAACACGGGCGGTGTCTGGTACGGCAACGCGCAGCTCGGCGAGCGGGTGTGGGTTGCCAACCGGTGCATCCAGCTGAACGCGCAGCAGATCGCGTCGATGCCGATCGAGTTCCACGGGCCCGACGGGGCGGAGCCGGCGTGGGTGTCGAATCCCGACCCGCACTGGTACCCGAACGGTGTCGGCGACGCGATCTTCTCACTCGTCGAGCAGATCTACGGGTGGGGGTTCTCGTGCCAGTACGTGACCGACACGTACGCGGACGGGTTCCCGAGGACGTGGACGGTGCTCGACTCAGCGGCCCTGCAGATCACAGTCGAGGACGGATCGCGTGTCTACAAGCTCGGCGAGGAGCTCCTCGATCCGCGACGGGTGATCCAGATCGACCGTAACCCCGGCCGGCGCGCGCACGGCACGCCGGCGCTACGTGCGTACGCGCAGCAGGCGTGGGGGCTGCTCGCGGCCGGGAACCAGTCGATGAACGTGAACACCGGGGCGATCCCGCAGACGGTGCTGAAGTCGACGCGGAAGCTGACCTCGGGGCAGGCAGAGGCGCTGCAGGAGCAGTGGATGGCCGCGACCGCCCGTCGGAACGGTGCGCCGCCGGTGCTGCCCCCTGAGCTCGACTTCTCGGCCCTGTCGTTCAACCCTTCGGATCTGGCGCTGCTGGAGACGCAGGAGTTCAACGCGAAGGCGATCGCGAGCGCGTTCGGTGTCCCCTCGACGTTGATCAACATGGCGCTGCAGGGCGGGCTGACCTACCAGAACCCGGCTGCGCTCGGGGAGATGTGGTGGCGGTTCGAGCTGCGCTGCCTCGCGACCCGGGTCGCGAACGCGTTCTCCGCGCAGGCCCTGCCGCGCGGCCAGTGGATCACCGTCGACGCGGCGGACACGTTCGCGCCGCTGACGGAACTATCGGACGAGGACGACCCGCAGGCGTCGCAGGTCGCGAACGCCTCGCCGGTGCAGCAACTTCGACCAGTCGCTACGAGCGCGGGAGGCTGACCTGATGAGCACGAGCATCGAGACCGTCGACGAGACGGAGGCCTGCGCGCGGACCGACGTGCTCGTGCGCGAGTTCGCGGCCGACCTCACCGTCGGCGACGGCCGCACTGTTGAGGCTCGCGTGATCCCGTTCGGAGAGCGGATCACCCACAACGACGGATTGGGCGGCGTTCCACGGGGAGTCGACTACCAGGAGGAATGGCTCCCAGGAGTATTCAGGCACCAGCTCAAGGCCGCTGACAAGATCGTGGGAAACTACGAGCACATTCAGGGGCCGCGAGGGCTCGTCGCACGCGCCACCGGCTTGCGCGAGGAGCCTGACGGTTACCACGCCACATTCCGAATGCTCAAGGGTTCGGATGCGGACAAGACACTCGAATTGATCGAGGCTGGCGTCCTGGACGGAATCTCGATCGAGGCGCGGCCGGTCAAGAACATCAGGTCTGTCTCCGGGGTGATACAGCGCGTGAAGGCAGACCTTCGCGCCGTCGCGTTCACCCGCTTCGCGGCCTTTTCAGGCGCGCGCGTGCTCGCTGTTCGCGAAGAGGCCACGACTTTCGACGCGGCGCTGTTGCCGGTCGACATGGACCCCGATCTCGTCGAGCGCTGCCGACGGGCCGGAATGATTCTCCCGCAGCGCTATCAGGCGCACCCCGACGAAACGGACACCCCGGCAGAGACCGGCACCTCCGAAGACGGCACCCGCCGAGCCGACAATCAATCCTCTTCAGGAGGTGGAGCGCCATGAGCGCAACACAGAGCGAGCTCAGGCTCGCACGCCTCATCGACGAGCGCGAGCTCGTCCGTGGCAAGCACGAGAGCAAGCTCGCGGAGATCGAGTCACGCGAGGACAAGTCTCTCACGAAGGGCGATGAGGAGCAGGTCGTCGCGTACCGGGAGCGCGCGGCCAACCTCGACATCGAGATTCGCGGCCTCGCCGACGAGATCAAGGCCGCGAACGACGCGATCGAGGAGTCGAAGGCGATCCGCCGGCTGATGGCGGGCTCGACCGGTGACAGCATCGACGCTGACGGCGACGGCGTCGTGTACCGCACGATGGCCGCGTACGCCCGCGACGTGATCCTGACCGGCACGGGCCGCGTCGCGGGTCAGATCGCGGCGCAGGTCGGCGACAAGGCCGAGCTCGAGCGGGCAGCCGAGCGGCTCCAGCTGATCAAGCGCGTTCCGGCGAACACGCTCTCGTCGGACGTGGCCGGGTTGCAGCCGGCGCAGCACATCGCTCAGATCTTCCAGGTCATCGACGCCTCGAGGCCGATCGTCGCCTCCGCGATCAGCGCCGAGCTCGAGCGGGGCACGCTGACCTACCCGCAGGTCGACGCGTCCCCGGTCGTCGCGGTGCAGGCATCGGAGAAGACCGAGGGCGGCAACCAGGGCATGGACGTCTCCATGGTCACGAAGCAGGCGTCGACGTACCTCGGCGGCGGCGACCTGTCGTGGCAGGCGATCAACTGGTCGACACCGAACGCGCTCGACCTCTGGTTCCGGCTCGCCGCCGCGGACTACGCGCTGAAGACAGAGCAGGACGCGGCGCAGACGCTGCAGCACTCCGCGTTCTCGAACAACATCGCCTCCCCGATCTCGGGAACGGCGACGTTCGCGCAGGTCTTGACCGCGATCGGCGCCGGCTACGCGGAGGTGTTCGCGAACTCGGGCCGGCTCGCCGACACGGTCTATCTCGCCCCGGACCGGTTCGGGTACCTGCTCGGCCTGACGTCGGACGCGTTCGCGCAGTTCATGAGCGTCAATGGCCAGTCGGCGGGGCCGCTGTCGTTCGTGATCTCGCGCGGCATGGACCCGGGCGTGATCGTCGTCGGCGACCGCTCCGGCCTGCTCGTCGCCGAGACGCCGGGCGCACCGGTGGAGCTCCGCGTCGTGGAGCCGGCGATCGGCGGCGTCGAGGTCGGCATCATCGGCGCGTTCGAGGCCGCCGTCGTTGACGACGGCGCGTTCGCGATGATCACAACGGCGTCGTAACGGCCCGATGGCTGCGACCAGGGTTCTCCGCTACCTCGGCGATCTGCTCGACGTCGACCGGTCGGGCATCGCCGACGGGAGAACCCTGGTCTACAGCCAGGAGACGGAGAAGCACGAATACGAGGACCCGCCCGCCGGCGGCGGCCCGTCAAGCCTGCTCGACCTCACCGACGTCACCGGTGCGCCCGGCGCCGGCAAAAGCCCCGTCGACGACGGCACCGCGACGTTCGAACTGACCCACGTCGCGAGCCAGGAATACGTCGACGCTGCCATAGACGACGCGCTCGCACGTTGGGCGACGCTCGGGCAGAAGCTCAGCTTCGTCGACACGCTCACGTCGCCGTGGGAGGTGTCGAATCCGACGGTCGTGCTCACACCTGACGGGCTCGCGTTCGGGCCGTACCCGGACGGCAGCACCGGCGGCGGTTCGATCCGCTACCACGGACTGGACGGGCAGCCGTTCACCGCCGTACGCAACCTCGCCTACAACATGCGCTACCTCGACGACGAGATGGTGATGCTCGACATCGGCGCGTCACCGTACGCCCGCATCTTCACCCAGGACAGCGGCGGTGCCGCGCACGACGCGGTGTTCACGCCCGGATCGCAGATCTACCGCGGCCAGGGCCCAGGCCCGTTCCAGGAGCTCGTCGCAACAGCGGGAATGTGGCGCTACGACGACGACGCCGGCACGGGCGGCGTCCCGCTCGCCGAGCTCCAGGCCGCGCACCCCGACGACGTGATCACGAAGATCACGATCACGCTCGGGTTCACCGACGGCACCAACCTCGCGGGGCTGCTCAGGTGGATGCAGATCAACGGCAACCGCTACACGTTCGGGAGCGCGTGAACGTCGCGCCCGGAGCCAGCTACGAGGCGGTGTTCGAGGCCGGCGTCACCGGCCTTGTCGGCACCGTCGCGCTCGCCCTGCTCGACAACCAGGGCGCGACCGTGGAGCCGTTCACGACCGCGGGCATCATCGAACTCGAGGTTGCCGCTGAACCGTCCGGCGTGTACGCCGCCACCCGCACCGCACCCGACACCGCCGGCCAGTACACGCTGCTGTGGTCGCTGGACGGCACAGCCGCCCCCGGCCAGGTCAGTACGGAGGAGCTCGTCGTCACCTCGAGCGCGCCCGGCGAGCCGCCGACCGGCGACACCTACGCGACCGTGGACGAGCTCGCGCGGGTTCTGAAGATCCGCAGCCCGAGCGACGAGCAGACCGCGGCGATGGAACGCGTCCTGCTCACCGCCGCCGGGGAGATCAACTCGGAGATAGACCTCGCCAACGACGTCACTCTCGCCGGCTGGCAGGTCGCCCTGGCGACCGAGGTGAACCTCGAGCGGGCGGTGGAGCACTGGCAGCAGGGCGAGGCGCCGTTCGGGATCCTCGGTGTCGGCGATACCGGCGCCACCTACATCGCCCGCGACAGCTGGGACCGCCACGCGCTCAAGCTCGCACCGTTGAAAGACCAGTGGGGTGTGGCGTGAGCACTCTGCTCGAGCTTCGCGAAGAGATCGTGACGGTGCTCGAAGCCGCTCTGAATGTCGACGGGGAGTTCCCCGTGCAGGTGGCCGCGAGGCGGCTGATGTCGCCGACGCCGCCGGTCGTCGACATGTGGCCCGGCAACGCCGGCGAGATCCGCGACCCCGTCGCGTCCGGGTTCGGGGACCTGAACGGCTCGATCCTGATCACTGTCCGGGCCCGCGTCGCTGCCGCCGATAACGAGGCGGAGCAGGAGCTGCTGTACGCGTTCTGCGACGACGAGGATCTGCGCTGCGTCGCGGCCGCGCTGATGAGCGACCAGACCCTCAACGGCCTCGCCTCGAGCATCGAGGTGCTCGGCCCTTCCGAGCCGACCATCTACCAGGACATCGCCGGCCAGACGCCCCTGCTCGGCGTTCAGTGGCGCGTCGAGATCCTCAACGGCACCACATGACCGTCGCCGCGCCCG